AAAAATGAAACTCCACAAAACTCCACAAACCTTCCACAAATTTTAGGAGGTAATTGAATGAATAATAAAATAATACAAATATTGAATACTAATAAAAATATGGCAGCACAATACGATAGTGGTAACGGAGTTATATTTGAATGCCCAATCGTATGTTTAGCATTGGTTGAAAACAATGATGGTCATAGATATGTAGAACTTATGGATATGACGAGTGATGGTGAAATAGATTTTTCCGGCTATGATGATAGCTATTTTCTAGGTGTAAAAATTTATGATTGAACAAAAAATACAGAACGATATTATCTTAGCAATCAATCAACGTGGACACAGGTTATGGCGTGCAAATGCTGGAAAAGTCATCACTCGTGACAATCGCATTATTAAATTACTACCGAAAGGGTTTCCTGATACATTCGGTTATCGTAAATCGGACGGTAAGTTTATTGCAATTGAAGTGAAAACTGAAAAAGGTAAATTAAGACCTGAACAAATTAAGTTTAAAGAATTTATAGAAACACAGAATGTTTTGTACGGAGTAGCAAGAAATGTGGAAGATGCAATCAAAATAGTAGAGGGTGATTAATTGGAACACAGAGAAGAAACCATCGAAGTTGAAGCAAAGTTAAAAGTGCGCGTGAAGTACCCTGTGTGGATTAATAACAGAATCACTACAGAAGAAGAACGCGAACGACTTTTAGATTTAATCGCAAAGAATCCTGAAAAAGAATTGATGCATGAAGATTTTGAACTAGTTGAATTAATAGAGGTGGAGTAAATGGAAGCGACAAAAATGAGAGTTAAAAATAAATATTTTAGTATCACACCTGATGTAGTAGAGAAAATGCAAAAAGCAGATATCAATTCAGTCATTTTAAGACAAAGATTAGCAAAAGGATGGACTTTTGAAGACGCAATAGAAGCACCTATTGGAGTAAGACGTAGTGAGTGGGATAGTTTAAAACCTAAAGAGGACGAAATCGCTAGTTATAAAGAGAGAATGGAGCAACGCAGATTACAAGAGTTAAGACGTAAGAAACCTCACTTGTTCAACGTGCCTCAAAAAACACCTCGTGGTAAGTGGTGCAAACATCTTATGGAGAATGACATCTTTATTAAAAAGGTAGTCGGATAAATGGGTAGAGTTTCATTTCATGAATTGCAGGTTGGCGATAATATTTGGTTTAAAAGTCCATATGCCTCATTTAGCCACTGGGGGACTGTAGAGAGCCTTAACTATAATTTTGAGGGTAAATCATACGTGAATGTAAAAGTGGGCGTAGAAACGGTTCTGAGAGCTTATGAGGACTACACATTTATTAAGGAGGATTAAGAATGACACAACCAACTAAAGAGGAGTTACTAGAGTTTATAAGAAATAACACATTTGATGTAGATGACGTTTATCCAGCTAACCATTGTTGCACATACAAAAAGCAACGTGATGAACTTATTAAAGATATAGCTTTATTACGTAAACAAATGGAGGATAAATAAAAATGACAAACACATTAGAAATTAAAAAAATATCAGAAAACGCAACAATGCCAACACGAGCTAACGAATTTGATTCTGGCTTGGACTTATATGTATCTGAAACGATTAATATTCCTGCACACACAACTAAAGTGGTTAAAACAGATATAGCGATTAATCTACCTTATGGGTATGAGGCACAAGTGAGACCACGTTCAGGCAAATCACTTAAAACGAAGTTACGTGTAGCATTAGGAACTATAGATAAAACGTATCATAAAGAAATAGGTATCATCACAGACAATATAGGTGATGAGGATATCACAGTAGAAAAAGGTGAAAGACTAGCACAGTTAGTTGTAGCACCAGTTGTATATCCTACACCCAAAGAAGTTAAGGAGTTTGAAAATGAAAGTGACAGAGGAGCATACGGAAGCACAGGAGAGTAAGGATATAGTAGCAGAGATCAAACAAATACTAGGTAAGGAGTGAGTGGGATGGTTAAACGCATATTAAAGATTTGGTTCACTATAGCTATGTATGAGTTAGGTAAATGGATAGGCAGAGAAGTTTATTATAAGTTGACTGCAAACGATGAGGTGGAAGTGCCTAAGGACTTTGCTAGTGAGAGTGATCAATATGATATTAATGGAATTAAAGGAAAAGGTGAGTGAATGATGGAATGGTTTCAGTTAATTGCGATTGCTATTCTTTCTATAATGTGGGCGGTATCAACGTATAAATGGGTAAGGGCAGAGAAGAAAGTTAAAGAGTTAGATAATAAAAACATAGATTTGTTATACGATAGAAAATGTTTGCAAAGAAAGTTAGTTGAATCTAGAAATAAGGATAATGAAAACAACATAGGAAAATACGTGGTTGAGTTAAAAAAAGAAGTATATTTAGTGAAAAAACATATAAATAGTTATAGAAATACATGTATTGTCACTGACAACATATTTGAAGCTTTATCTTACGACGATTTGGGTTCAGCTAAAGAAGATGCGCGTATTTTTAACGGACGTGTACTAGAACACAAACCTAATTTAGAGGTAGCAGAATGACTTGGTGGATAGTGATTATTCCAGTTATGTATCTCGTTTGGTTGTGTGTAAAGAGTAAGGGAGATTTTAAATAACGGAGGTTAAGCATGGGATTAAGAAAATCAACGCAACGCTATTTAGAAAGTGAATTAAGCAATTATAGGCATATAGATAAAGATATCCAACGCGTGAGAGAAGAAGTATTAAACCCTTGGCAACCCACTGACACGAATATTGGTGGAGATAGAGTGCATAGCAACGTTAGTGTCACGGAGATAAAAGCAACACGTGTAGTGAATGATAGACGCTTATCGCAGTTAGCTAGAATGAAGTCTGCTATAGACATTGTATATCAAACAAGTAGTAAAGAAAGTCAACAACTCATGGATATATATTACTTTAAAAAGCCGAGAACATTAAATCTTACTGGTGTGGCTCAAGAAATATGTGTAAGTAAGTCGACGGCGTATGAGTTAAGAAGAGAAATTCTTACTAAATTAGCTGATGAGTTAGGGATTATGCATTAATTTGGAAAAATTCTGGAAAAATGAACTTGGAAAGTCGGTTACTATGATAGTGTAAGTTATTAGATGACTTACCTCGTGTAAACCTTTCTATCATTTATTATTTTCCAAAACAAAACGAACATTTTTTCTCCTTTCTAGCCTATCCGAGAGACAATTCGGGTAGGTTTTTGTTGTATAAAAAATAAATTAAGTGAATAACGTGAGAGTTGGTGATATATGAGATGGCAAGAAAAACATTATACGAAAAATTAGATATTGAAACTAAACTACCTCTAGTAGAAGGGTGGAAACGTGATGGACTGACCGATGAACAAATAGCAAAGAACTTGAGCGTGTCTAAAGATACGTTGATCAAATGGAAAAATGAAAAGAAAGAGTTTTTCGAGTCCATAAAAAGAGGTAAAGAAGTTTCTGATTACGAATTAGAAAACGCATTGCATAAGAGAGCTACAGGCTACTACTACGAAGAAGAAACGGTCACTAATGCGGGTAAGGTTGTCAAAGTTAAAAAGTACGAACACGCTAACCCTACGTCGCTTATATTCGCACTTAAGAATAGACTGCCTAATAAATACAGAGATAAAGTTGAACAAGAAATCACTCAACGTAATATTGAAATTAACATAGGTGATTATGATGACGAATCTTAAACTTAATTTTAATAACCCAGAGAAAGTGTTTAACAAGAACATATTTGAAATACTTACCAACTATGACAATTTCACTGAAGTACATTATGGTGGTGGCTCAAGTGGTAAGTCACATGGTGTTATTCAAAAAGTAGTGCTGAAAGCATTAATGAAGTGGCCTATTCCTAGACGTATGTTGTGGCTAAGAAAAGTACAATCAACAATTAAAGATAGTTTGTTTGAAGATGTAAAAAGTTGTTTGATTGATTACGGCATTTGGGATATGTGCCAATGGAATAAAACGGATAATAAAGTTGTGTTACCTAATGGTGCGACATTTCTATTTAAAGGTTTAGATAACCCTGAAAAAATTAAGTCGATTAAAGGTATTTCAGATATTGTAATGGAAGAAGCGTCAGAGTTTACACTTAATGACTATACACAATTGACGTTACGTCTAAGGGAACGTAAACACGACCATAAACAAATATTCTTGATGTTTAACCCAGTATCCAAGCTGAACTGGCTATATAAGTATTTCTTTGAACATGGCAAACCGATGGAAAATGTCATGATTAGACAATCTAGCTATCGGGATAATAAGTTCCTTGATGAAGTGACACGTCAGAACTTAGAGTTGTTAGCTAATCGTAATCCCGCTTATTACAAAATATATGCGCTAGGTCAATTTGCTACGCTAGATAAACTAGTGTTTCCTAAGTATGAGAAACGATTGCTTAATAAAGATGAATTGAGACATCTACCTTCATATTTCGGATTAGATTATGGATATGTGAACGATCCTAGCGCATTTATACACTGTAAGATAGACGCTGAAAACAAAAGATTATATATCTTAGAAGAATACGTCAAAACTGGAATGCTAAATGATGAGATAGCGGAAGTTATCAAACGTTTAGGTTATTCCAAAGAAGAAATATTTGCAGACAGCGCAGAACAAAAGAGTATTGCAGAAATGCGTAAACTGGGTATAGAACGTATTAAACCTGCACAAAAAGGTAAAGGTTCTATCATGCAGGGGCTACAATTTCTTATGCAATTCGATATAGTAATTGACGAGCGTTGTTTCAAAACTATTGAGGAGTTCGATAATTACACGTGGAAGAAAGATAAAAACACTGATGAATATATGAACGAACCAGTAGATACTTACAACCACTGTGTAACAGGAGATACGTTAGTTAACACTACATCTGGAGCTAAACCAATTAAAGACTTGGTGGGCTCAGAGGGTAGTGTTTTTTGTTATGACGAAGCAAATAAAGAGAAAGTGACATCTAGATACTTTGATGTGCGCAAGACTAGAGAACAAGTACCAGTATTCGAAATAGAAACAGAGAGCGGCAAGAAAATTAAAGCTACTAGCGACCACTTAGTATTAACAAAAGATGGGTGGAAGATGTTGAAAGAGCTAAGCATCAACGACGAAATAATAAAAGTTTAAGAGGTGTCATTAATGCAAAAGTATGTTCATTTCAATGGTATGAAATTCACTAGAGATGAAAAAACGGGGTATTACCTAAATTCCACGAACAGAATAAGGCTGCATCGATATGTATGGGAACAAACTAACGGGAAAATCCCTGAAGGGTATCATATCCATCACATTGATGGAGATAAAAACAATAATGATATTTCTAACTTAATGATGTTAACCTCTACTGAACATCTTTCATATCATGGGAACAAGCGCGCTAGTGAAGATTACGAGGCGATGGTAAAAAACTTATCCTTAAATGCGCGTCCTAAAGCGAATGAATGGCACGCTTCAGCAGAAGGTAGGAAATGGCATAAAAGTCATTATGAAAAAATGAAAGATAAACTATATGTTAAACGTGAATTCACTTGTGAGCAATGCGGACAAAAATTCGAAACACAAAACAATGGAGCGAATAGATTTTGTTCTAATAAATGTAAATCGAAATGGCGTAGAGAAGCTGGTTTAGA